TGTATGTACAATGGAAGATAGTGACAAGTACTTTGACGATGTTTTTGAGTCAAGATTTATGAGTTATGCTCCGTCTGTAAAAGAAGAGTATAGAGATGTATTACCTTCAATTACGCATGTAGATGGTACAGCGAGATTACAAACGGTTAGTAAAAATGGTCATAAATTATTTTATAGTATACTTACCGAGCTTAAAAATAGAAATGAAATACCAGTTATTTTAAATACATCTTTTAATATGAGAGGGTATCCTATCTTGACAACTATCGAAGATGCATTAGCTGTGCTAGATACAACTGAAATGGATCATGTTTATGTAGAGGGTTATTTATTTTCAAAGTAATATGAAAGTTTTAGTTACAGGTGGTTCGGGAATGGTTGGGAGGCATCTTAAAGAGTTGCTCCCTGATGCTATTTATGTTGGTTCAAAAGATTATGATTTAACAATACCGTTTGGTGTTAGATCGATGTTTAGTACGTACGAACCAGATGTGGTTATTCATCTTGCAGCAAAGGTTGGGGGCATTCAAGATAATATAGCTAACCCGTTAGAGTTTTTAGAGTCTAACTTAGTAATGAATACTAATATTGTTACAGAGGCTCAAAGACATAGAGTTAAAAAGTTTATTGGTATTGGTAGCACATGTGTATATCCAGACCAGCTTTCGGAAGATTCTTACCCTATGACTGAAGATCTTTTGCATGCTGGTCCACCTACACCTACAAATTTCGGATATGGTTATGCAAAAAGAATGCTAGCTGTTCATCTAGAAACTGTTCGCAAAGCAAGAGGTTTGGATTACTTTACAATCTTTCCGAGTAACTTGTATAGTGAGTATGATCACTTTGATGACGATACAAAAGCTCATTTTGTTACCGCGTTATTGAAGAAAATTAAAATTAGTAAAGATGGAATGGTTAATTTATTCGGTACCGGTAAGCCATTAAGACAATTTATTCATGCAGAAGATTTAGCTAAGATTATTGTAGGTTGTTTGGATAAGGAAATTAAAACTGACTTTAATGTATGTTGTGATGAAAGCCCTTCTATTTTAGAAATTGCTCAAACTGCTCTTACTGCAACTAACAATAAGCATTTAGGATTAGCTTTTGATATAACCAAACCAGATGGTCAGTTTAGAAAGGATTGCTCTAATAAAAAGATGAGAGAACTTTTTCCTGACTTTAAATTTTTATCACTTGAAGAAGGCCTAAGGCGAGTATATAATAGTCTGTAGATGAATACCGTCGAACTTTTAGGCTATTATGGATCAGATGAAGTTATTGCTTGTAGTGCTTGGACGTCAACCAGTAGAGAATTAGATGAAAAGAAGCGAAAGAGAATTCCGAAGCTCATCAACATGCTTTGGAGCGAGGGCCACGAGACACCATTCGAAAAAGGTACCGTCCATTTTCTTGTGGATTGTGATATTGCTAGCCATATTCATTTACTCAAGCATCGGATTAGTAGCCTTAATGCTGAATCGGCTCGGTATAAAGAACTAAAAGAAGATAAGTGCTTTGTTCCGGATGATTGGCCTCTTTACTGGCAAAAAATGTTAGAAGATTATACTAAAGCCGGTAATGAATTATACCACAAAGCTGTAGGTGAACTCGAGCAAACACTTGGCCGTAAGAGAGCAAAAGAAAGTGCACGATTCTTTAAAACTTACAATAGTCAAATTCAATCCGATGTAATGTTTAACATGCGTTCATTTGCTAACTTTCAAAAGTTGCGTAATAGTGAACATGCTCAAAAAGAGATTCGTGAAATTGCTCAGTTAATGATTGACCTTGTCCGTAATATTGAAGGTAATCCATTCGAACACACCCTTGCAATTTGGGATAAGACTTTATAAATATGGTTATGAAGAAGATCCTTGTAACAGGGGGAGCAGGTTTTGTTGGTTCTAATCTTGTTTGTAGATTAATTGAAGAAGGTCATGACGTAACTGTTGTTGATGATTACTCGACAGGTAGAAAGTGTAATCATTTTTCTGGAGCAAAGTATGTAACGGGTAATATAAGTTGGAGAAATGTCGCTGAATACTCGATGGATAGTCCACCGGATGTTATCTATCATCTAGCTGCAATGGCGCGAATTCAACCGTCATTAGTTGATCCAGTTAGTTGTATGAAAAATAATTTCGACGGTACTTTAGAAGTTATTGAATATGCACGAAAAGTTGGAGCGCAATTTATCTATGCTGGCTCGAGCTCAAAACATGTTGGTTTATATGAAAGCCCTTATGCTTGGTCTAAATATGGTGGTGAAGAACTTTGCAAGTTGTATAGCTCTGTATACGATTTAAATACCACTATCTGCAGATTTTATAATGTGTATGGTCCTAACCAAATTATGACAGGTGATTACGCTACCGTTATTGGTATATTCCAGGATCAGTATGCTAAAGGTCAGCCATTAACACCTACAGGCGATGGGGAGCAGCGACGAGACTTTACACATGTTGATGATATTGTAGATGGTCTATATCGTTGTATGGGTAAAGATTTTAGAGCTGAAGAATTTGAATTCGGTACAGGTAAAAATCATTCAATTAATGAGGTAGCTGCAATGTTTGGTGATTATCCGATTGAGTATATTCCAGCTCGTAAGGGTGAATATCCTACAACTCTCTGTACTGATACTAATGCTGCAGAGAAACTTGGCTGGTCTGCAACAGATCGTCTCCAAGAATGGGTTGAAAGCTTTTTAGAATTTCATAAAAATATTCACTTAGCGTAGTTGATTATTAGCTAAAGATTTATATAATATTTTTATGAGTATCAATCTCGTATCTGATACAATTGATAAAGATGATATTAAGTCACTCACAGAGTGGCTTAATTCTTCTGATATACCTCAACTTACAAAAGGACCTATTACATTAGAGTTTGAAAAGAAATTTTCAAATTGGTTAGGTATTAATCAATCTGTATTTGTTAATTCAGGATCGTCAGCTATTCTATTAGGTCTTGCTGCTCTTAAGTTTGGTGGTAAACTTAGAAATGATAAAATTGTTGTGCCAGACTTAAGTTGGGCAACCGACGTTAGTTCACCTATTCTTCTTGGAATGGATCCTATTCCTGTTGATTGTAACATGCGAGATCTTTCTATTGACCTTGTTAAGTTGGAACAAGTCTTTAAAGAAGAAGACCCTGCCGCAATTATTCTTGTTTCGGTGTTAGGTTTAGTACCTGATATGATTAAGGTAGTTGAACTATGTGGAAAATATGATGTACTTTTAATTGAGGATGTTTGTGAAAGTATGGGATCTGAATATATGGGTAAAAAGCTTGGTACCTTTGGTTGCATGTCCTTTTTCTCGATGTATTACGGTCATCATATCTCAACAATTGAAGGGGGTATGATATGTACTAATGATTGTGAAATTGCTAACCTACTCTTAATGATGCGCTCTCATGGCTGGGATAGAGATATTCCTAAAGAGGAAGCAGATAAGTTAGCCGATAGGTATGATGTTGATGACTTTGATAGATTATTTACCTTCTATTTTCCAGGTTTAAATGTACGTGCAACAGACCTTCAAGCTAAAATTGGTTTAAGGCAGGTTGATAAGATTGATAAGTTTTCAAAAATCCGAAACAAAAACTTTAAACGATATAATGAGCGTTTAGCTAATTCAAATGTACTATTTAAACCTTCTCAAGCACCAGGAGATTTTGTATCAAGTTTTTGCTACCCTATCATTATTAAAAATCGAAAGGAATGTATTGAAGAATTAAGAGCTAATGATATTGCATGTAGACCTCTTATTGCAGGTTCTATTTGTAAAAATCCTATGTGGAAGAGATATGGGAAGCGTGAAATTAAATTAATGAATACTCCTATGATTGATGAGTATGGATTTTACGTTCCTAATCATCAAGGCATGACAGAAGAAGATGTAGATAAAATCTGCAATATTATTTTAAAGTATTAATGAAAAGAGCACTAATTACAGGTATTAATGGACAGGATGGTAGTTACTTAGCAGAGTTTCTACTTGATAGGGGGTATGAGGTATGGGGTACGATTCGTCGTAACTCTTCTCCGCAATACAACACAACACGTATCGATCATATATTTGATAAAGTAAAATTAGTATATGGTGATTTAACAGATATGGCTTCTTTAGTGAGCGTGTTACAAAAAGCTAAGCCGCATGAAATTTATAACTTAGCAGCGCAGTCGCATGTACGTGTAAGTTTTGATCAGCCGATCTTCACCGCTAATGCAACTGGTATTGGTACGCTCAATTTGTTAGAAGCGATTCGCCTTACATGTCCTGAAGCTAGAGTTTATCAAGCTTCATCAAGTGAGATGTTTGGTAATAATATTGATAAGGATGGTTTCCAGAGAGAAACAACTCCTATGGCTCCAGTAAGTCCATACGGATGTGCAAAAGTATTCTCATATAATATCTGTAATAATTATCGTAATAGTTACGATATGTTTATTTGTAACGGTATTCTATTTAATCATGAATCGCCTAGACGAGGAGTTAATTTCGTAACAAATAAAGTTGTTCAAGGAGCAGCTGATATTTCGAAAGGTAAAAAGGATAAACTTTATCTGGGTAATCTTAATGCAACACGAGATTGGGGTCATGCAAAAGACTATGTTAGGGCTATGTGGATGATGCTTCAGGTAGATGAACCTGATAACTATGTATGCGCAACAGGTGTATCTCATAGTGTTGGTGATTTGGTTAATTACTGTTTTGATTCTCTTGGATTAAATCCTGATGATCATGTTGTTATTGATGAACAATTTCTTCGACCAGAAGAGTTGGAGCACCTTAAAGGAGATTCAACAAAGCTAAGAGAAAAATTAGGGTGGCAGCCTGAATATACTTTCGAAAAAATGATTGACGAAATGTTATTTGTTGCAGCTAATAAAGATGACAAAAACGTTGAAACGTGGAAGCTTTAGCCTATAATAACGAGTAATGATTATTAAACAGGATAAGTATAATGGTGACTTTATTCATAAGCGCTTTGCCTATGAACAATTCCGTAAAAATGTATCACCGTATGGTAATATTGTTGCTTTTCGTGCACCAATGGATGTAACGGAAAATCTTATTGATCTAGAAGATACCCTATCTAATGACTTTATCGCATCTAAAGATGCTATTAACTTTTGCTGGGAGATTCCTAACTTATGTCCTTTAGGTGCTGTATCATTTCAGCGTTTATTAAATACAGCAATTGCACAAATTTTAAGTAAGTATATTGAGGCTCCTATTGCAATGGATGGTGATGATCTCATGGTACAAAAATACTTTGTTGGTTCTGATGGTCAGCAACGTGATGAAGGTAAAGTGAGTGTTTCAATTACTTACAGTTTGGAAAATGTTGCTGTTGGTCATACTGCAATTAATATTGATGCAGGCCCTGATGCACCTGGTTTTGCTTTCTCATCACATTTAACAGATGATGAAGCTCAGACTTTTATGACAGAAGTTATTGCTTACTTCAACGCTGAAGTTAAGGATCAGTTCATTGCAACGACAAAAATTGTTGTATAATGATTGTTGAGTACTACGGAGTAGAAGATAACTTCTGCGAATGGGACTACATACAGAATGTACTTAGACATCTCGACTTTGATGATAGTGTAAAAGTACATATTGTTAGCGTTACGCAAGAATGGGATTTTCGAGATAAAGTAGTGCTTGATTCTACTAAGAGGAATATTGTAATAGGTCTCGCTGATGAGTTTATGACCGACAATATTCCTCAACAATGGAAAAACAATACTACCGTTTTTAAAGCGTATCTTCTACCTCATCAGGAAGAAGGTAACGTACACTCCTTTCCTCTAGGTTATAATAAAAAGCATATAAAGTTAGCTAATCGCCCTATCAAGGACAGACCTATTGATGTATTCTTTTCTGGTCATATGGCATCAGCAAATAGAATAAAATATATGCGTAGTGTAGTAGACTTTTTTCAGAACATGGATCCTACTATTAGACCCAAATTAGATATTAATGTATCGCGTGGATTTAATATGGGTCTTTCTGGAGAAGATTATTCTGAAAAATTGCATAATTCGAAAATTGTAATATGTCCTGCAGGTAATGTAAGCATGGAAACATTCAGGCATTATGAAGCAATGAGGAGCGGAGCCATTGTTGTATCGCCAAAATTGCCAGAAACTAAAATCTATACAAACGCAGCGATTTGTCAAGTGGATGATTGGGATAATGAAGCGGGTAACGTTATTATGGATTTGCTTTCTGATTTAGATATGCTACAATTAGTGCAGGAAAGACAACAACAAACCTACAACAATAGATTTAAAGCTAGATCAGTGGCTAAATATATTAAAGATTCAGTTTTACAAGACACATACTATGAATTTCTTTCAGCTTCAAAATAAACTATTTTATTCAGATAAGCGCAAAAAGGCTGAATATTTAGACTCAGAAGGTGAACAAGCCTTCGTACCCTTTCTTTTAAATCGTTGGCTTTCAATGTATAGTAAAGAAACGGTAGGGTTTGTTAATGAAACACTTAATAAATATTGCGGTATATTCGATACGGATAAGCAAAAGACCTATAGGTTTTACTTCAACCTTATACCACGACTTAAGTTTAAGCGTATTAGTTACGTAAAGAAAATTAAGAAGGATAAAGATAAGCAGGACGAAATAGATACGCTCAAGATGATAGCAAAGAATAAAAATATTTCAGTTAGAGAGCTTGAGATGTATAAGAACCTGCTTGATTAATTTTTAACATAAAGTAAATATAAACATGGCACAAAGAAGTATTGATACTCTAGCTCCTCAAAAGCATCTTATTGACCTTTCTACACACAGTGAAGGTGATGTTGGTCTTACAGACGATTTTGAACTTACAATGATTTTTGATGATATTCTCTTAGTAGAATATGTAGATGAAAATGATACCGGTGAAATTCAACGTAATGGTATTTTCGTTCCAACTAATGCATTAACTAAAGCATGGCGTAAAGCTAAAGTTGTTCTTGCAGGACCTAAGGTTGAATATACAAAACCTGGCGATGTCGTCATCTTTCCTAATAACCTTGGCGTTACTGTAGCAAATATTGATGTAAATGGCGTTAAGGTTAAAAAAGGTATCTTCTTAAATGAGGATCGTTTGTTTGGTATTTGTAAATTGAAGGATGATAATTCAAAGAGCAGCTCTTGATTCACTATTATTAAATAATGTATGTGAAATAAGATTTGTAAGACGTCGACCACGAGCTGGTGATGGTCCTACAAGACGTATGCTGTGCACTAAGTCTTACGATTTATTAAATTCAGTAAATGGTAGAACCACTTTGAACTACGCTCCACCGAGAGGACCGAAGAAGGTTAATGAAGCGGCAGATAATGTCCTCGTAGTTTGGGATATACTAATGCAAGACTATAGAACTATTAGTATGAACTCTTGTGATCTTATTCAACAAATACCAGTAAATGAGTTTTGGGAATATTTTAACGAGAATATATATCCAATGTCGCCAGAGCAAAAATACAACTTTATGAACTCATGAACTCGTCACTTGAATTATTCTCAGAATATATTAAACCCTATCTTCTGCAAAATGTAGCCATCTGTACAGATAGAAAAATTATTAGAAAGGGTAAATTGAGAATTTTTCAAATTAAGCAACATTATGCAAAGCTTACTCTAGAAGATGAAGTAAGAACAAGAGTATATGAGATTCCTTACCCATTTAATATAACAACAGATGGAAGGAAGACTACATTTTGCTACAAACTTAATGAGTTTTTAAATGTAGGTGATCTTCAACTACAAGTTAAATTTTTAGATTCTACAAAAAAATCAAAGATATACAACGAGAATCTATACATTATGCCTCTAGAGGATGTTGATTTATAGGGTCAATCGACTATAATCATGTAGGTGATTAATAATTTATTGCAACATTTTCCGCAAGGATACGATCCTAATCCTTCGCAAGTTAAGCTTCTTAAAAATATAGATGAAGCTTTTAATACCGGTAGTAAGTTCGTCATTTGTAATGCACCGACTGGTAGTGGTAAAAGTTTTATATCTAAAACATTAGGTAATGTTGCAGATGAAAGTCCAGATGAGTTTCGTCAACTAGTTACTTCTTACGCAGCTTATAAGCGTACTCAAACTGGTTACACATACCAAGATGAATGTGATGAGATGCCATCGTTCGGATGTACGGCTCTGACTATTACAAAAGCATTGCAGGATCAATATAAAGAACTATTTGCAGAGACAGAAGTAGTTAAAGGTAAATCAAACTACCAATGTGCCGTTGATGAAAGATATCCTGTTGATGTAGCACCATGTTTACATTCTGCTAATCTTAAAGCAGACTGTTGGGCTAAAAATAAATGCCCGTATTATGAAGCGAGGAATAAAGCATTAGTTGCACAGTTCAATACACTAAACTATAATATGTTTTTCGCTCTTCCTAACCATCTTAAGAAGAGACAATTTTTAATTTGTGATGAGGCTTCTGAGTTAGAAGATCAATTAGTTAAAGAATTTACATGTAAAGTTGATTATAAGTTCTTAGCTAGAATGGATGTTGATATTAGACCATTAACTAAGCGCATGTCAGCGGTTAAATGGCTTACAGAATTACAAATTGATCTCACAGATAAGATTGATGAGATTAAAGATATTTTATCATTTAAGAAAACAAATAATAAAAAAGCTATTTTAGATCTCACAACTAATATGCAAAGACTGATGAATTTGCAGAGTAAGGTTGAACAGGTTACCGATTCTTGGCAAGAGTCTGAATACGTATATGAGAAAGATGCATCTGGTATTACGTTTATGCCTCTCAAGGTAGATAAGTTAGCATATAGATTATTTGACTATGCTGATAAAGTTATTTTAATGTCAGCAACTATTATTGATCCTAGTAACTTTTGCAAATCGTTAGGTATTACAGATTATAAATATGTTGAAGCTGAGTCTACCTTTGATCCAAAAAAGGCTCCTATTGTTTGTAATCCAAAGTATAAACTTAATTACCATACTATGGATAAGTATCTACCACGCATTATAAAGCAGGTAGCAGAGATTTGTAATTATCATGCTAATGATAAAGGTATTATTCACTCTCAAAATAATAGTATTACGGCCAAGCTTGGTACAATGCTTTATGGTGATAGATTTTTATATCGTGAACCTGGTATTAAGAATGAAGATATTCTAGAGAGACATATGACAAGCTCTGATCCTACAGTATTGGTTTCACCTTCAATGTCATATGGTGTTGACTTAAAAGGGGATCTAGCGAAGTTTCAGATACTCATTAAAGCTCCGTTTCTTCCAACTAAAGATGTACGAATTGAGCGAATGATGAAAAATGATTTCGATTGGTATCAAAATAAAATGCTTTGTTCATTAATTCAAGCTTGTGGTCGAGGTGTGAGATCGAAACAAGATAAATGTATAACTTATATTCTAGACGGTACAATTGTAGATAGTATCTTAAGATCGAAACATAAGTTACCAAAATATTTTTTGGAACGCTTTGTTTAGTATTAAATATATGTAGCTTTGAAGACCTATACATACAATTTCGAAGTTAAGGATCTCTTAACTCAGTTTGTCGCAGCATTTGATGATACTGTTATCAAACGTTATGATAGAAATAATAATGCACGTCAAGAAATAGGTGTTAGATACGTATTTGCTCCTAAGCAGCGTATAATGTATGATATTGTTAATAAAGCTCAAAATATTGAGTTACCAGTTGTTGCAGTTGATTTAGCTGGTATATCATATGATACAGATAGAGTTTTTAATAAGCTCGATAATTTTCAAAATTATGCTAATGCTAATTCAAACTCTAGCATTAGAACACCTACACCCGTTAACTTAACTGTTAACATGTCTATACTTTGCAGGTATATGCAAGACATGGAGCAAATTATTTCCAATTTTGTACCATATTCTGACCCATATATTATACTTGCATGGAAAGAGCCTGTAGCTAGTGGTAGAAATGATGTTATAGAAATTCGTTCTGAAGTTTTATGGGACCAGAATATTTCTCTAAATACACCTACAGAAACAACATATAGTGATAAATTTAGAATTATTGCTGATACAACATTTACTATTAAAGGTTGGTTGTTCAGAAATAAAAACGAAACTTCATCACCAATCTACTTTATTGAAAACAATTTTGTAAATGTAAGGCCTGATTTTAACTTTAATCAAGGTTTATCATCCTTAGATTACGAAACGTTTTTTGAGAATTTATCAACAAATGTTGGTGAAGTTGAAACAATTTCTCTTTCTGGTATTCCTGAAATTACAAACGTCTTCTTTAACACCTCTGGATCTTTACTACCATTAGATAATCCAACAACAATTGTAAGTAACACATCAGCAGGTGGTAGAAGCTATACATTATATGGAAATAATTATAATGAAACAGAGTTTGTAATGCTTAGTTCCAATAGCTCAATTACAACTGGCTTTACCGCTGTTAGTACAACTTATACAGGTGAAGTAAGCGGTTACCTACTTCCAACAAATCAATGGAATGTACTTAATGATCAAATCCTCAACATTATGATACCAGCACTTACCGCTTCTGGTAGATTTGATGTTATCGTTAAAAACCCAGCAGGGTGGAAGACTTCAGCAGAAATTGATGGCTTCTACTTTACCGCAGAATAAATAACTAAAGATGGCTGATACTTCTCCAACAAACGACGGCAGAGCTGCTACTTTTGGCAGAAATCTCGTGAGTTATATCTCAAACAGATTACCGTATGCTAGTCAACAAGATGACTCTCTAAATACAAAGTATAAGTACTTTGCAAAACATGGTACTCAGAGGGCAGAAGAATTAGCAAAAGCATCCGTTACATCATCTAATCCTTACAATAATATCCCTATCGGTGATTTTGGAAAAGACGGTTCTTTCCAAGATGTAATGTATGCATCTCTAGATTCAGATAAGGGAGGTCGTTTACGTGACTACCGTATTATGGCAGCTTACTCTGAAGTGTCAGATGCATTGGATGAAATTTGTGACGAGTGTATCAATATCGATGAGAATGGTCGTGCAGCAAAAATTCACTATGAAAACATTGACCTTTCTGTTGATGATAAAAAGGATTTAGATCAAGAGTTTGATAAATTTATTGATTACTTTGAGCTAAGATCTAAAGGCTGGCAGTACTTCCGTCAGTTATTAGTAGAGGGTGAAGTATTTTTTGAGCTTATTCTTCATGAAAACTATACACGTGAGGGTGTTTTAGGTTTAATGAATATTCCTGCAGAGATTGTTGATCCTGTATATAACAATATTCAAAATATGCTCGTAAAAGGGTTTATTTATAAAAAGCCAATTTTTAGCGCTTCACAGCCAGATAAAGTTGAAAAGACAGAAATGATTCCAATGGAGCAAAATCAATTGCTCTATGCTAACTCTGGCGTTTATAATGAAACAAAAGATTTTGTAATTCCTTTCCTTGAGAATGCTCGTAGGCCTTATCGTCAGCTATCACTTATTGAGGATGCTATTGTAATTTACCGCTTAGTTAGAGCACCAGAACGTCTTGTATTTAACGTTGATGTTGGTAATATGGCTCCACCTAAAGCTGAGGCATACCTACGCAAGCTTATTCAAAACTACTGGTCAAAGAAAACTTTTGATAGCGATCAGAGTAATGTTGTAAATAAATTTAATCCACAATCTATGCTTGATGCTTTCTGGTTTGCTAAGCGTCAAGGTTCAGAAGGTACATCAGTAACTCAATTACCTGGTGGTGCTAACCTCGGTGAGTTATCTGACTTAATGTACTTTATTAAGAAGCTTTACCGTGCACTTAAAGTACCAGTGACACGTATTGATCCGGAAGATCGTACAGTAGATCCATCAAGTATTCTTCGCGAAGAACTTAAATTTGCTAAGTTTGTTATTCGTCAGCAACAGCGCTTTGCTACTGCAATTAAGAGAGGATTTATTACACACCTTAAATTACGTGGAGTATGGGAAGACTTAGAGTTATCTGAGCCAAACATTGAGATTATATTTAATCCACCATCAAATTACTTTGAAATGCGTGAAGCTCAAAAACTTGAGCTAAAAGCTGCTAACTTTAATTCTCTTGCAAGTAACGAGTTTATTTCAGTTACTTATGCTCAGAAGAAATATCTTGGTTGGAAAGATAGAGATATTCTTGCTAACCGCGAATTCTTACGTAAGGATGCTGAAATGCAGTGGGAATTAGCGCAGATTCAAGCTTCTGGTCCTATGTGGAAAGAGCAACTTGCTGCATCTGCTGCAGCTGGAGCTGAATCTGAAGTAGGTGGTGAAGGTGCAGGAGTAGCAGGTGGAGAGAGTATTCCCGACTTTGGTGGTGGCCCGGCTGATACGGGAGAAGCTGAGGCTGGAGCTGAAGAGTTTGATGCAGCTACTGAACCAGGTCCTGATGCAGGTGCTGATACCTAAAGCAAAAAAAAGCCGCTCGAAAGCGGCTTTGTTTATATTAAAGACTTTTTATCTTATAGACTGTCATCCCAAATCAAAATAAGATTGGAACCACGATTTTCAAGAATTTGAATAAGCTGTGCACCACTAGCAGGTACTACAGTTGTATTAATAAAATCTGCAAGATAAGCCTCAGTGTAACGACCATCAGGTTGTCCACTTGTTGCTGGAACTAAAGTTACTTGGTAAGCCATACCAATATTTAATACTTTGAGTCTTATATACCATAATTTTTAGGTACCTTTTTCAATACAATGGATTAAATAATTGTATGGCATCTGCATGTGAAATTACACCTCTTTCAGCCTTCTTATCTACCAATCTTAATAATAAGATTGAAACTTATAGTAGGTTGGGTGATAGAATTAAAAGAGCATTAGGTTATCCAGTTGTATCGTTGGAGATACATTCGGATCAGCTTAATGAAAATATCCAAATTGCAGTTGAATATTTTACACGCTTTGCCGGGTATACACGTGAATATATGATTTTTGATTCAAATTTGTATGAACCAAATAAAGGTATTCGATTAGATCTTCTTTATACTCTTGCAAATTCCGATTTAGATACAAACGCTAAAAAGATAGCTGGTACAAACCCGCTCGGTCCAAGTTCAGAATTTTATGCTGAAACACCAGATATTGTTTATACAGCTACAGAATCTGTATCATCATCCGTTTTCACAACATCATCAGCTTTGTCTGCAGACTTTACGAGTAATATTAATATAGGAGAATTATTCGACCATACCCTCGTTGATACAATTACAGCGTTTGACAATTCACTTTCTGCAACTTTCGAACCTAATGTGAGAAGAACATTAACTCGCTCAGGTTCAGCTACTGAGGCTGTTGTATATCAAAATGTTTATGATTATGATGTGATGGATTATAGAAAAGTTATTTCTGTAACTGACTTTGAAGAAGGTTCAACAACTGGTATCAACACACTATTTACACTTGAGCAGACATTAGCTCAACAAACATACTTCTCATATGCTTTAGGTAATTATGGGTTTGATCTTGTATCATGGTATACTCTTAAAGAGTGGATAGATACCCGTGAAAAGGTTCTAGCTCTGAAACGAGATCTTGTTTTTGATGAGCGTTCACAATATCTTAAAATTTACCCACAGCCTAGAAATGAGAGATTTTACGGTGTGGTATCAACATATCTCGAGCGCCCTATTCGTGACGTTATTAAAGAGCAGTGGGTCTATGAATATGCATTAGCACTATCAATGATTACTATTGGTCGTGTACGTGGTAAGTTTGGTCAAGTTAGCCTTCTTGGAGGTGGTGCTCTTAACTACGATCTTCTCCAAGACGGTCAACAACGTAAAGCAGAGCTTGAAGAAGAACTTATGACAGGAGCTACCTCAGGGTTTGGAAGTAATGATCCTGTTGGATTTATTATTGGCTAATGAATAAGAATAGCAAATATCGTCAAGGTATATTTGTTCCTAACAACAAGGATAAATTTATTGGCGATCGCGCTGTCTATAGATCGGGTCTTGAATTAAAATTTTTTAGATTTTGTGATAATAATCCAAATGTATTAAGGTGGGGATCTGAAAATATTAAGATACCTTATTATAACCCTCTCACAAAAAGAACTCATAGATATCACATAGATAATTATGTAGTTATAAAAGAGGGTGATAAAGTAACAAAATATTGCGTAGAAATTAAACCTCATAAACAGACCCAACCACCTTCAACAAAATATAGAAAAAGAGAGCATCTTATATACGAACAAAAGCAATATCTAACTAATCAAGCTAAATGGGCTGCTGCTAGAAAATATTGTGAAGGTCGTAACTATAAATTTTTAATTTTAACAGAAAAGGAGATTTCATAAGCTTTTGACATAAATATATATATGTCAGTTAAACTTAATCTTGTTTGTGAAAACCCAGATATCGTAGATCAGTTTGAGGTCTTCGAGGAACAGACCAACAAGGACAGTGCAAAATCTCTTTTTATTAAGGGGCCTTATATGATGGCTGAAGGTGTAAATCGCAATAAGCGTTTTTACCCACGTGAAGAACTTGAGCGTGAAGTTGCTTCTTATAATGAAAATTTTGTAAAGCCTGGTCGTGCAATGGGTGAGTTGAATCACCCATCAACAGCAGATGTTGATCTTGAAAGAGCTTGTCATATGGTAACAGAACTTACTCAAGATGGGGACGTTTTTTATGGTAAGTCAAAAGTGCTTACAACACCATGTGGTCAAATTGTTCGTTCATTAGTCAATGATGGTGTTAAAGTAGGTATGAGCTCCCGTGCTCTTGGTACTTTAGAAGAAGGTAACGAATATAACACGGTTCGTAATATGAAGCTTGTAGCTATTGACTGTGTTGCAGATCCATCATATCCAAAAGCTTTTGTTAATGGTATCTTAGAATCTAAGCAGTGGGTACTTGCTGAAGATGGTAAGTATGAAGAAATCTACGATAGTTTTGAAAAGAGCGTTGCTAAACTTCCTAAGAAAGAAGTAGAGAAGTATCTTCTTGAGCGCATTATGTCATTTATTAACAAGATTTGATTAACTCCTAACCCATAATAAATAACAATATGTCGGAAGAAAATAAAGAAATGTCTACAAAAGACAAAATAATTAAGTTTATTGATGCTATTTCTGGCGAAAACTACGCAACTGCTAATAAATATTTACAGTCGGCTGTTCAAGACAAGATCGAAGCACGAATTCGTCAAGCAGCAGAAAAACCACTCTTTTAATTATGAATAAAGAATTATTACCAACAGAACTACAAGATGTCCTTACTGAAGAGTCAGTAGAGGCAATCGAGACAGCACTTAAGGAGAAAGTTGAGCTTTCTGTTGAAGCTGCCCTCGCTAGCCAAGACGAACTTTATGCTGAAAAGCTTGAAACACTTATCTCACAAATTGATAAGGATCATACAGCTAAAATGCAAAAAATTGTCGAAGCTGTAGATAAGAACAATGCCGCTAAGTTAGGCAACGTTATTAAAAAGTATGAGACTGAGCTTAATGAAAGTGCATCTAAATTTAAAGAGACACTTGTTGAGTCTATTTCCAATTACCTTGAAGAATACATTGATGAAGCAATTCCAACAGCTTCTATTGAAGAGGCAACTCGCAATAATACAGCTATGACTGTTCTCAATAATCTTCGTTCAACTCTTGCTGTTGATTCATCACTTATGTCTGAGTCAGTTAAAACTGCAATCGTTGAAGGTAAAAATGAAATGGATCAGCTCAGAGCTGAAATCGCTGAACTTAAGAAAGCTAACGAAACTCTTACAGAGAATTACAATCAGGCTAAGTCTGCTGCATTCCTTGAGAATCGTTGTGCTAAGTTTAGTGAGAAGAAAGCTGCTTATCTTAAGAAAGTTTTATCTGATAAGTCACCAAGATTTATCGAAGAGAATTTCGAATATACTGCACGTCTTTTCGACCGTAAGGAAAAAGAGCAACTTGAAGTTATTCGTGAGGAAGCAATCAGTAATCGCACTGTGAAAGCTGATGCTCCAAAAACAGTTGTTGAGGAGAAAGCTAAACCATCAGTACCAACAAACCCTTATCTTGAAGGGTTGGACATGATGAAGTAATTTAGTTTGATTCATAAACATTGAGGCATTCGGTGCCTGAGTCACTTGGGTATACCCCATTAAAAATACAAAACATTAATTATAACTTATTATGAATAAACCACAATCATTTATTGATAAAGATCGTGCCAATGCTCTCTTGGAAAAGTGGGCACCGGTACTCGACTATACATCCGATTCCGTTAAGGCAATCGACGATGCTCACACCCGTTTAAATACGGCTGTTCTCTTGGAGAACCAAGAGAGATGGTGCCTTGAAGAGTCTAGCTCTGTAGGCGGCGGTTCACTTGGTGGCGCTGCACAAGGTGGAGTTCAGTTCAACCCAGCTTCTCAGATTCACTCAGGTGATACATATGCACCTGCTGATGCACGACTTCCAAAGGTCCTCATTCCGATGATCCGTCGTACATTCCCTGAGCTTATCACTAACGACATCGTTGGTGTTCAGCCAATGAGCGGCCCAGTTGGTCTTGCATTTGCTCTTCGTTATGCTTACCAGTCTACATCACTTGGTGACGGTACCGATGGTGCTTCTTCACAAGGTGGAGCTGGTGGTTCTGTACCTGGTTACACTGGTGCTGCAGGCCTTCCAAACGACGAACTTGGTTATCAGCTTCTTGATACCCGCTTTACTGGTACATCTGCTGGTTCTACTCAGCTTTCTGGTGCTGGTTCCGGTTACTGGGAGTTTGCTAACGGTGATAAGGGCGTTGCACAAATCCTCTCAGCTTTTGAGATCACCGGTGATATTCCACAGGTTGAAGTTAAGTTCGAAAAGACAGCAGTTGAGGCCGGTACACGCCGCCTTGGTGCTCGTTGGTCAGTCGAGCTTGAGCAAGACCTCAAGAACATGAACGGTATCGACATCGACGCTGAGATCACAAATGCAATGAGCTACGAGATCCAAGCTGAAATCGACCGTGAGATGCTTATGCGCATGATTCAGTCTGCTCTTACAGCTGGATACGGTCCTGGTTTCTCAGTTTGGTCACCTGCTTCTGCAGATGGTCGCTGGCTCGTTGAGCGTAACCGTGACTTCTATCAGCGTTTGATCGTTGAGGCTAACCGCATTGCTGTACGTAACCGTCGTGGTGCTGCTAACTTCATCGTTGCTACTCCACGTGTTTGCGCTATCCTTGAGATGCTTCCTGAGTTCCAGTGGGTCCCAGTTGCTGGTGACGTCAATACTCAGCCAGTAGGTATCGGTAAG